TTCAAGTACAATATGAGTCATTATTTAGCCTGTGTTATGCATTAATAATCTTTCTGCAAAATAAACTTTTGCATTTGCAACAGATATATTACCAACTTGAACGCCGTCATCGCAATGAATAGGGTCCACCGAGGTTACACCAGTATATGATAGATCTGCTGATAAAAGCTCATCATCAACTAATACATCTTTTGATTCTACCCACATAGTAACACCGTTTCTACGTATCCATACTTCATGCTCTGGTGTTGGCTCTACTATAGAATTATTTGCGCAGGTTATACGTATTAAATCGTATGAGATATTTGTGTCTAATACGAATGTTACTTGTTCATTAGATATTTCATGAGTGGTGGGGTCAATAGCTTTTACGGTATCACCAACTTTAATATCTCTCATTGCTCGTTGAGTATTGTCAGCCATTGTAATTAACGTATTCAGTGGTAAACATGACCACGTAACATTTATGTATCCCGCTATTCCGTTCCCTGCGACTGCTTTAATATATCCTGTACCACCACCTATGTTACCTAGTGAAGATAATGTTACCTTTGCAGCGGTAACAACTAATGTTTTAAGCCCAACTACAACCGTGGTACCTGTATTAAACGTACCAGTGTACTGCCCCCATGTTAATAGTGTACAATCCGTACTAGTAGTACTATTCGAATATGTAATTAGTACTGTCCAGGCTGGTGCTGTTCCAGCCACGTATGTACCACCTGAGTAAGTTGTAGGTCCAGATATTACAACCGACGTTATTGCAGCTGCACCGGCACTTTTACCATGCCCATCACTCATTGAAATTGCACCACTAGGTTTTGCAAACAAAGTTCGAACATTTGTCTGATTCATCTGAATAGCGGTAGTACCCGTTAATGCTAATTCAACATTAACTTGGTTTAAGGATATTGCTGATCCTGCTGTAGGTAGTGCCATTACTATTCCTTAAATAATTACTTTTTTTAATTTAGCAATTGTGTTGCAGCCATCAATTTCTACTATTTTTGGAATTTCTTGATCTAATAATGAGTCAATATAATCATCAACTGCAATCAACATAGTCATCAATTGATCTTTTGTTACAGAAACTTTAACTTTATTATTATACCAACTACAACTTTCACCGTCAGCTAATCGAAGTATTTTTGTCATAATAAATAACCGCCCCCAATTTGTAGCAGATACCGTAAATGTAACCCCATCTACATCTACTTCAATTGGTGTGGTTTCTAAAACATCTAATTTATTTCTTAGATTTTGTTTAAGAGTCGTTTTAATATGTTCGATTGATTTTAATGTTGGTGTATATGTACCAACAGCTTTACCTGATGTTAAATCCCACGTGATATCAGTACCATCAAATAAAATATTATCAAACCCTGTATCATTAACTACATTACTAACTTGATATATTTTCAATGCGTCTGTTAATACCAACGGTTGATTTACAGGTACGATACCTTGTTTATAAGCTAAAATATCTGTAGGTAAAATATCGTTTGCACCATTTTGATTTAATACCTTATTAAAATCTCCGCTATTCCATTTAATTGGTCCTAATATCACAGCATCATTTAACGTAAGAACAAATTGTTCTGTACCTGTATAATTGATAGTGCGATCCCATGGTATTTCTTTTTCTACAAGTACAGGAGCTTTTACAGCTAATAATTTTTCGTCTAATTCTAATTTAATAGTATCGATATTTTCAACTGAAGATATCCAACCAAAAACAATTTCTGGTGTTAAGTTATTATAGTCAATAAAATTATTTGGATCAACCAAATTAAAGTACGTTTCTTTATATGTGTCAGCTACGTATGTTCCATCTTTAACTTGATATCGCCATGTAACACGTTTCACAACACTTGATAAACCATCAACGGACGGTGTCGTATATAACGATAATATTTCCCATGTATATTCTTTCATTAGTTAACACCTTTTAACTTATTAACTTCCATAGTTAATTCCTTAATAGCTTCAATCAATAACGGAACTAATTTTTCGTATTGAACAGTTTTGAAGTTTTCACCACTTATCGAGTATTCATTACCGTCTTCATTTCTACCAATATCAAACGGTGCAGGTACAACGATTTGAGGTAAAACAGCTTCAACTTGTTGAGCTATAACACCAACCTGTTGCGATTGATTAGTATAGCCAAATGTAGCAGCGAGATCATTTGCGTTAAATGTTACTCCGTTTAATTGAAGAACTTTTTCTAACGCATTTGGAATATTAACAATATTGGTTTTTAATCTTTCATCTGAATAATACGCGGTAATATTATTAGTAGCTCTAATCTCACCGGCTGTAGCGGAAGCTGCGGTACCAATACCAATTGAGTTGAATTGTGAGTTTTGAGTTGTACTCGTAAATGTAGCAGCTGTACCTGTTGTATTTTGATTAAAAGTTGGCCAAGTAAATGTACCTGTACTAAAATTACCACTTGCTGGTGTACCTAACGCAGGTGCAACTAGAGTGGTACCAGTCGGTAACGTTGGTGTACCTGATAGATTAGCAGCTGTACCTGTTGTATTTTGATTCCAAACCGGTACCGTACCAGATAGGTTGGTGTATGTATACCCTGTACAATTAGTTAAAACACCACTGGTAGGTGTACCTAATATTGGTGATACTAATGTAGGGCTGGTGGATAATACTAAGTTACCACTACCTGTCGAAGTAGTGACTCCTGTACCACCGTATGCTACCGGTAGTGTACCAGCTATAGGTGTAACACCTAACAAACTCGATAGGCTTGTTGTCATCTATAATGCCTTTAGTTAACCTGAAATATATATTTATCTATTGATTATTTAATAGATAATTCCGGCCAGATAATATCGAATGGAAAACCATCTTGGTTAGAAATATCACGTAAAGCTTGTCTATAACCAGCATAAGCTGCTTTATCAGCTGATGTATCTTCAACTTGGGTCCAATCTGTTTCTGTTAATAGTTGGTTCCGTTTAGCACGTACGATTGAAGCTTCTGCTAACTGATCAGCAGCGATATCTTCTTCTGATTTATCAGCAACTTCAACAGTAAAAACTTGATTATCTTCAATGTACGGGTTGACTGTAATAAGTTTCTGGGTTGCTTTATCGTGCGGTTTCCAAATTGTAACACCAAGTGCTGAATTTGCTAACATAAATTCATCGTCAGGTCCGGTAGTTGGAAACGACGTAAGTGGAAATAATTTTTTATAATGACCAATTTCAACAACTTGGTCGTCTTGTATAATAGCGATATCCATTTTAATATCCTCCAGAAGTAGGTAAAGGTGCTGTTGGTGGTGTAAAGTTTTGAGTGTATCTTGCGATACCTCTTGTAACGCGTAAATCGTCAATATATCCGTTCAGCATTTCTGAACCTTGATTAGCTTGACCTACCTGTGGATTATTTGTAGATGAATCTGTAACGGTTACACCAGTGAACGAACCATCAGCTGTACCATTCAGATAGAACGTAAGTGTTGTTCCGGACAGAACCACAGCGACGTGGTACCAGGTGTTATTACTTAGCGTGGTAGTGCTAGTTTTATTTAAGGATCCACCATTATAGCCAAAATACTGTTTACCTCCGTACACAGCATAAACCCAGTCGCCACCACTATGCCATCTTGATAATATAGGATTTGCAGGAGATACATTGACGATATTTACCCACGCTTCAATTGTAAAGTTAACAGATGTAAAATTAAACGCGCTAGTGTACGGAATATCTAGATATGATGTTGACCCACCGTTCAAATATATGCTACCAGTACCAAACTTTTTTGTACTAGTTGATACTTGCGCGGTACCAGACGCAGTAACCTTGTTTTGATTGCTACTTAAATCTGTAAATTTGGTGCTACCATTAGTACCATCACCATTCAACAACAAAATAACCTGAGCATAATTATAATCATACTCTGTACCGGTTACGATTGGAGCTTCGTAGGTAGGTGGTGTAAAGTTAGCAGTGTATCGTGCGTAGCCTTTTGTAATGCGGAGGTCGTCTACATATCCATTAAATGGCAATGATGAATTTCCACCATCGCGATTCATTCCAATATTTAATGTAAAAGTTGATTGTATATCGCCAGTAACTGTTGCAGTTGTACCAATTTGAGTTCCATTAACGAATATTCTTATTGATCCACTGCTTCTAGATACCGCTATATGATACCAAATATTTGTAGCTGGAGCCCAGCTAGCGGAAGTAAATACCAGCCCAGTAGTTACAATTCTTAACATCGATGGGTCGGTTTGTATTATCCATCCGTACCCTGTTGATGCATCCCATACACCAGCAATAGTCGAAACATTAGCACCTGGTATTGATGTTAAGTTAATCCATGCTTCAACCGTAAAATCGCCAGCACCGAACACTAACCTGCTTGAATTAGGAATACTTAAATAATTACTACCACTAAAAGATATACTACCCGTACCATACTTCTTAGTTGTAGTATTAACAGTAACAGATCCATTATTAGTCACAGTCAAGTTGTTAGGTGACTCATCTGTAAATGATGTACTACCATTAGTACCATTACCTCTTAGCAATAACGATGTATCAGCACGGTTTGCGTCAATTGAGGTACCAGTTGTAGTAGCTAATGCATAGGTTGGTGGTGTAAAGTTAGTAGTGTAGCGAACAACATTCTTAGTGATACGAAAATCATCTACATAACCATTAAACCCATATGTCATATTATCACTTTTAACACCAATAAAGTTTTTTCCAGAATTATTTGCAAATGCTCCTGATATGGTAGTTGTACTTACTAACGCACCATTGTTATATATCCTTAGAGAATTTCCATCTCTAACGAATGCCATGTGAATCCACGTAGTAAGTGGGAATGAACCACAATTTATTATCGTATGTTGCCAGGAGCTACCAGTATTAGAAGCATAAACTACACCACTATTAACAAATGCAAACCCCGCATGGTCGGTATTAGCAGTAGCACCTAAACTGAATAAATCCCAACCTGAAGCGTTAACATACATCCAAAAATCAATTGTAAAATTATTACTTCCTAACCCTGTTACATCATCGAATGCTATATAGCTACCGCTACCACCAAATGACATACTACCGGTACCATACTTTTTCTGTGCAGTACTAATCTGAGCATTTCCATAAGGTGTTATTGTCTTAGGACTACTACTCAAATCGGTAAACGTTGTACTTCCATTAGTTCCTTCACCTGTCAATAACAACGACGCGTCAGCGTAATTAGGGTCAAAACCTGTTGAGATATACTGCGTAGCAAATGACTGGCTAGGTGGGGTAAAGTTACTTGTGTATCTTGCTACACCTTTGGTTATACGAAGATCATCAATATATCCCTTCATTGAATACACACCTGCGGATTGTGAGGTACTACCAATAGCAAAATAACCTGTACCGGTGTAATTATTCGTGTCCACAACACTACTATCCAAAACACCGTTTATGTATAGATATGTAGTACCTGATATTCGAACTGCACATACATGTACCCATTGGTTACTTAGAATAGATGCAGTAGACGATTTAACATTCGTCACACCTGGACGTACTACTTCAAATTTACCTGTGTTAGATCTACGAATATCGAACCCATTGGTACCACCACAAAAATATGTTTCGTATTCTACTGCACTAGATACATGGTATACCCAACATTCAGCTGTAAAATCACCTGTACCTAATTGTAGTCCTGTAACTAATGTACCAGTGGATAAGTAATCACTAGTACCATCAAAGAACATACTACCGGTACCATTCTTCTTAACATCAGTGCTAAGTTGAACGTTACCATAAGGTGTGAGTGTCAGGTTATTCTGGGTACGGTCTTGGATTTTATATGATGGAAGTGCTGCAATAGGTGGTGTAAAGTTTGCTGTGTATCGAGCTACACCTTTAGTGATGCGAAAATCAGCAATATTCCCGGTAAACCCTGTTGATGTGGACTGCTTACCAACCAATACGGCACCAGCTGGGGTCGCAGTTATAGAATTTGTTGAAATATTATATGGTGCTCCAACCGATACCCCATCGATAAATAAATACACACTAACCGTTGATCTACATAAAGCGACATGGTGCCAGTTACCATCAAAAGAAGCTGTAGCTTGAGTTGATCCATACCCAAACATTTCCCATGAATTTCCAGTCGTCGACAAAAATGCTCCACTTCTAGTAAAGGTTATACCAGCATAACCCCCAGCGGTATTATCTACCATAAATGGAGCACAATAGCCTGTTGTACTTGATGACCTAAACCAAAATTCTATAGTAAAATTTGACGACCCTAATGCTGAACCAGTATTAGCGGTAGCAAAATCAGTATCAGCAGTTGTGATTTTAATTGAACCTGAATTATATTTTTTAATTGTATTATCAGTTGCAATTGCACCAGATTTTGTAACGGCGTAATGATTGTTAGACCAATCAATAAAATCATCACCAGTTAACATCAAACTAACATTCTGCCAATGCGGATCGTATGCGTCGGTTGTGTTACCGTCTAACAACAACGATACATTGCCCCACCAAGGGTCAGCTGCGATAGTTGGAGGTATTGTCGGTAATGCTGCTGTTGGAGGTGTGAAATTGGCTGTGTATCTAGCTGTTCCTTTGGTTATACGGAAATCATCGATATACCCATTTAAGTTTGCAGTTGGCTCACAAAATGCACCTAGGTATAATATATTTGATGGGAACGATGTGCTGTTAGTTGCAGTTGTACCTACTTGTGAACCATTAATAAACAAATAAACGGATGTACCACTTCTAGATAATGCAAAATGGAACCATGTATTTGCTGCTGGGGTAGCTCCGGTTATAATAACTGTACTAGCTCCGACGGTTACGTTTATAGAACTAGTACCAACATTAACATATAGTAAAACACCTGAATACGTACCTGCTACTCTAGCATCAAAAATAGTTGCATACCCAGACGCATTACTGTAGTAGCACCAACCTTCTACTGTAAAATCACCACTGAACCCAGTAGCTGTAGACGGGATAGTTACATAATCACCAGTACCATCAAAATACATACTACCAGTACCATATTTCTTAGTAGCTGTATCGATTCTAGCGTTACCGTAAGTGGTAACAGGTAAGCTATAAACAGAACTATCTAATATCTCATGAGATGGTAATGCTTGAACAGGCGGTGTAAAATTAGTAGTGTATCGAGCAACACCTTTGGTTATTCTAAAGTCGTCAATGTAACCGTCCCAAGTTTCAGAGCCGGTGTTCCATCTTGAATCGCCGATTATTAAACCTGTTTGGGATATCGAAGAACTATTACTCACTGACCCACTTGCTGTCATACTCACACCATTCAGGTACGCAGCTAATGTTCCAGAACTTCTTACTAGCGCAAAATGGTGCCAAATATTTTTTGTTATTGCAGAATCTGACAAAAAACCAACAGCAGCCCCACCAGCATTAAAATTTAAACTAAATTTACCGGTATAATCAACTACACCGGTGATATAAGGTAATGACCAATTACCGGCATCTATCGACGAAAATACATAATTATAAAAAGCGTTTTGCTGTGTTCTATTGCTATTGCAAATAATCCAACCTTCTATAGTAAAATTACCTGTGAAGCTCATTATAGTTGAATCAGTAATAGTTAACCGTCCACTATTAGGGAAGTACAAACTACCGGTACCAAACTTTTTAGTAGTATTTGATACAACAATTGTTCCACTATTAGTAATTGAAAACTTATTATTAGACTTATCTAGCAAATCATTACCGGTCAACAATAACGATACACTAGCAAAATTTGGATCTACGACATTAGGATCACCGGTCAACAACAACGATGTACTACCAAAACTCGCATCAGACGGTCCTGATGCAGTCGCAGTACTAGTTGTAGTACCAGACGATGCATTTAAAATTTTACGAACACTCATTTTAGATCCTTACCGATTACCACACCTGTCCAAGTTGTTCCTGCATCATACGTATAAAACCCTAAACTATCTCTACCAGATGCTGTCAATGTAGGAGCAGTACCACTAGCCCATTTAATACCAGACCACCATGTTACGGTAGCGCTACCACCGTTTGTAAGATCTAATATAAACTCACCAACAGTACCACTCGCTGGTACATTACTAACAGTAAAGGTAGTAGCACCGCTTATAGTTTTTGTAAAATAGTTACCTAAATTTAAATCAATAGCACTCGCTGCAACAGCTACTCTTGTTTCAAATATTGCAACCGGTCTAGAATAAGCTAATGAGTTCCACGCTGCTGTACCATCACCAATTTTAAAATAGTTCATGGTCAGATCTAACGCTAACTCACCTTGAGCTAATATTGGGTTATTAGTAGTCCAATTTGCTGCTGTATCACGTCTAAATTGTATTTTTGTAGCCATTATATGCTAGCGCCTCCATCTATTGTTATTGAACCACCATAAACTGATGATGAATTACCACCATCCATATTAGCAGCACCTGAGCTAGCTGCAGTTGTTTGTGTTTGCCAATTTGTTGTTGATGATATGTACACAAACTGTGTGTACGAACCATTTGTTGATAATTTTGATGATGCTGCACCATCAATTGTTGCACCTACACCGGGTAGTATTGTAACGTTACGACTACTAAACGATGATGCGATATCAACGACTGCGACGACTGAGCCATTAGCAGGTACTGTTGGTAACGTAATGTTAAATGCAGCAGATGTAGAGTTAGCGAGAACCATATCATTAACGTATGCTGTATAATTAGCGGTTTGGGTTAATGTAGGTGTAAGGCTACCTGTAGATGTTGGTACGCTTATACTTCTTAATGTTGAGGATAATGTTTTAGACATATTTTATTATATCCCAATATTACCAGTGTCAGATATTAAACACCAATTACGTAGATCTTCATCCCAATAGTAATGTAACCCATCTGTTGGGTATGGTATAGGTGGGTCAAATGAGCAAGTATCTTCATTAAAAATCCAGGAATTAAACCCTGTTTTAATCCATGCAAATTTCACAAAATTTTGTTTTTCTGTTATTTCATCTAATGTTAAATCACGAACATGGTGTACATCTTTTACAACATCACCGCACCACTCATATGTTACACCTTCGTATGTTTGATAAACATTGTATTCTGGTCGTAAATATCGTTCAAATTTTGCAAAATTATTTGGTAGGTTGTTTAGGTCGATACCAGGGTACACCTGTCTTAAATTATCGCCCAAAATAGGGTGATTAATAGGGTTACCATCTCGTATTTGAATATAAAGGTCCATTATAAATCTCCGGTTGATGTTGAGGGGAATTGACGAATTCCAGGCCAAATAATACGAACACCTCCAGTTAAACCTACCCGTCCAGCACCTTGACCACTAGAACCATTACCACTACCTCCACCTCCATATAATGCATTTGTACCGACCGTACCACCTGCAGCGACCCCAGTACTACTACCCCCGACACCTCCGGTAGATCCCGATAGGTTACCCATGAGGCTAACACCCCCTCCGTTACCAGCGGCAGATGCAGTATACCCAGACCCCATACCACCTCCACCAGCTCCGTAAAATCCGTTGCCACCTGCAAAACCATATGTAAAATTTCGAGTACCGTCACCGTTGCCCCCTGCTCCACCGTTACCTCCGTATCCACCAGCGCCACCACCGCCACCGTTGGGGTTATAACCTGAATAACCACTGCCGCCAGTACCACCGACACCGCCACCATCTCCCGTGAAATCACCTCCGGTTGCACCAGCTACTAGAGTAGCTCCCCCTGGTCCAGCGACACCACCTGAACCACCAACACCTCGTACTGTACCCGTACTTATAAAATAACTACTACCACCACTACCTGCTGTGGTCCCGTACCCGGTATCACCCGCTCCACCTGAACCGACAACTACTGTGTAACCATTACCGGGGGTTACCACTATATTATTCTTATATCCTAACCCACCACCCCCACCACCAGCGCAACCACCACCCCCACCACCTCCGACACAAACCACAGAAATTGATGACGCTTCTACTGGGGCTATCCAAGTGTACGTACCTGGTGTTGTATATGCTACCTGGCCGTTACCTAATGTTACAGAGCTGCTAGCAGAGCTTGCAGAACCAGTACCTAAATCATTAGTAGCTGTTACCGTAAATGTGTATGGTGTCGCCAGCACCAACCCCGTTACGACGATTGGTGAACTAATTCCGGTAGCTGATTGACCACCTGAAGAGGTGACGGTGTATGATGTGATTGGTAACCCACCGTTCAGTAGTGGTGGGGTGAACGCAACAGATACCGATGACGATGATACGATTGTTACTACGCCTACAATTGGAGGGTTTGGTTTAGTTTGACCTATTGCCCACTGTAACGCACTTTTTGCAGCAATATGATGAGGTAAAGACCAGATACCATTAGCTTTACCGGTGTATGCAGTACCGCTAGGAGTATTACTAACACTTCCAACCATACCACCTGGAAATTTTGACATATTAGCCCCTACGCAATTTCTTCGTACGATACAGAGTAATTTATTTTACTTGCTGTACCCGAGGTTACAATCAATGAGGTGTTTTCTTCCAAATATATTGATTTATCTAACAACGCTAACGCTGCACCAGCAGGAACAGATACCAAATATATTAGCGGATAAGCTGTACCCCCTGATGGTGCACTACCCTGTGCGACACTACCGTTTGAATATATAGCGACTGTTACGGTTACAGAATTGGTACCGTCGACATTTGTAGCTATTATATTATTAACTTTATAAACTTTATTGCTCGACGCAGCATTTGCTAACAATACAACGTTAGTATTAACAGGTGGGGTTAAATAAGTCGTTTTACCGTACATCGATGAAATGCTTATTATATTTGGGCTTGCCATTTATCCTCCAAAGGCGATGGACATTGCTATCGATTTACCAATTGATGCTGTTGGTGATGCTGTTGGGGTTTCTAATAACCGCCAATTACCTGTCGATGAACTATATATAAATGATACATATATACTACTCATATCTAACACATATGACGTTGCATCGCCTTCAATCGTTTTACCAGCTGGTAATATCGTTAAATTATTATTTGCGAACGTATTATTTATATCTACAATCCCAATAATTGCTCCATCTAATGGTGAAGCTGGGAATGTAACACTAAATGCTCCACCTGATGTATTACATCTTATTATCTCGTTACTAGATGCTGAATACGCAGATGTTTTGACAGCTGTTGGATATAATGTACCGTTATTATATGCGTTATTTGCAGTTGTAGGTATAGTCATTAATCGCCAATTAGTTAATGACGATGTATACACAAATGCAGCAAAAGTACCATTAATATCTAATAAAATACCCGTTGTATCACCTTCAATTTTTGCTCCCGCACCTGGTAGCACTGTTAACGGGAATGAACCAAACTTTTTAGTGATATCGATAATACCTATTTGGGTACCGTCTGCTGGTGACACTGGGAAGGTCACTGTGAATGTTCCACCAGTTGTATTAGCTCGCACCAAATCATACGGTGACGCTAAATAATCTGTTGTTTGTACAGCAGTAGATGTTAACCCGCCTGACACCACAGCCCACGTCGCATTTGTACCATCAGTCGTTAAATATTTGCCTGTATTACCTGTTTGAGTTGGTAACCCTGCACCACTACCTCCTACACCACTAACTGATTGCCATGTAGCTGTAGTTGAACTTGTCGCAACTAATGTTTGACCTGCTGTTGGAGCTGCTGCTGTATTAACTCTAACTGTCGTTGTAGCTGTTTTAATACCATAAGCGACTGCATTTATTGCGCTAGATAAATCTCCAGTACTTGTCAAATAAGTACCGGTATCTAACGATGCTACACCGTTTGTTATTTTTAATATACCTGTGCTAGTTGTACCTAAACCGATAATAGATGTAAGCAATGCATTAGATGCTTGAGGTGCAAAACCGTTGATTAGTATATTACCAGAACTAGCTGTAATATTATTAGTTACATGGTTTAAATAAATACTCATCCTGTTACCTCAACTGTTTGGACCGTAGCTACCCACCTTATTGTTTTATTTGCCTCGCCGACAACCGTAAATGAAATCCCACCGTTTACAGTATCTACGACAACATTACTATTCCAAGATGAAATGTCTCTAGCTAATGTCTGCTTTGATGGCGCACCAACGAATAATACTGTGTTTTCAGCTGTATTTCTGTCAGCACAACCTTCAAAAATAAACGCAGCACATTCATTGTCAATATCCGATCTTCTACCAACTATATGAGCTCGAAAGAAAAATGTACTATCATTTGGTAATATAACTTGATTATTTGTGCTAGCTGTGCTAGCATTAGTTGTCATAGTTGTCGTAGAACCATCTGTTGTTGTACATCTTAAAATATACGTACCGCATTGAGCGTCACCATTTGTAGAGAATCTACCTGCTGAATATACGTATTTACCGATTGTATTTGATGTAGCATATAACCCGATTGCAACAGATGATGCACTCGCAGCTAATGATTGTTTTCCAATTGCAATACTGGTCGTACCTTTTGCGCCATATGTTCCAGAAGCGTCATCGTTAACAGCTGCAAATGAAGATGTACCTGATACATACGATCCACCTAATGCGACAGAACCTGTTGCACCGCTTGTACATACAGCACCCTTTGAACCGATTGAATCACCACCCATTGCAACAGAATAATTACCGTTCGCTATAGTTTTTGTTGTATACCCTGGTGAACCTATCGCAATAGCTCCAACTTTAGATGCTGTTGCACCCAACGCTAACGAATAATCACCACTTGCTGAACCAGCAAATGAAAATGAATTGATACCGCTCGCAACAGACCGAGCAAATTTTAAAGCGTCATAACCTAGGGCAATAGAATTTTCACCGGATGCAACAGGTCTTAATATTGACGGTGAAGAATTTTCTGCATATATTCTTGTACTTCTATCAGAATTAACATGCCATTTTGAACGATCGCATATGATTGATATGCCTTCACCGCTGTATAAAGATATTTGATCTGTACCGTCGATTGTCTCATCAGCATCAGGGTCGATCGTGATAATATTTGTCGATGATGACGAACTATTCCAAATAGTGCATGCAAACCCAACTGTTAAAATTGAAACAGGTGGTAATGCGATACTAAAAGAATTGGCAATACAATTAATAATTCTGCCTTCATCACGCAAAGAAATTGTATACGCAGACGACACACTAATAATATCTTTATTGGGTATGTTATTTATAACAGCACGGTTGCTAGCTGAACCAAAACCCATTATTTTAACTCCAATTTAATTATCATATTTCTCAGGTGGGGTGAGATAAAAATATATTTATGTGTTTTACCCTATGCTACCGTACCGTGCACCTGTTGCGGTCCATGAGATATATCCGTTACCTGAAATAGCTGCACCACCCGAACCGCCACTACCACCAGCTGGCGATGTACTACCACCTGCGGCACCTGCTGAACCACCACCTGCTCCACAATAATTACTATTATTAATACCAGCGCCACCGTTTGATCCACCCGCTGAGCCAGGTCCAGCGTATTGTGTTGAGCCAGAACCACCTCCACCTCCCATTATTGCACCACCAGCACCAGCTGAATGACCACCAGATGCATACCCACCGTTACCACCGGCTCCACCTAAATCACTGCTACCCCAACCCCCGTAACCTTGACTACCGTATCCACCTTCACCTCCACCAGCGCCCCCACCGCCCCCACCAGCTCTACCATCACCTGGTGTACTACCTGGCCCACCACCCCAACCACCGCCGCCAGCGCCCCAATAACATGCGCCACCCCCACCACCACCACCGATGATACCATTATTTGTAATTGAAATACTCGCTAAAGCTTGAATAGCTGTACCACCATTAGACCCACCCGCTGCTTCACCGTTACCCCAGGTTCTACCACCCCCTCCTCTACCTGCGACATAGCAGCCAGAGTTATTGACGAAGCGGACAGATGAGCCGGACGGCATGGTCGATAAATCTGATGCAAAAATTAGCGCTGCGGTGGAAGTACTTGTTGATTTTATTTGTCCTGTATTTGTTACAGTCACAGTAGCTGCTCCTGTGCCACTCCAAACCCCACCACTATTATTAATGATCCACGCTTTATTAACTACTATGTTTGTTCCACCAGCAACAGTTATATTAAACGGTGGAACTGGAATTACCAACGAAGCGGATGCCGTACTAGCTGGACTCACACCATAGGAATTGATAGCTGTTACTGTAAACGTATACGTCGCACCGTTTGTTAACCCGGTTACCGTGATTGGTGAAGCTGACCCAGAACCTATTATATTACCAGGCGACGCTGTAACCATATATGATGTAATAGGGGAAGATCCGGTATAAGATGGCGCTGTAAATGAAACGGTCGCTTGTGCAGTACCAGCTGTAGCAGTTACGTTTGTTGGCGCTCCAGGTATTGGAATGGCAATACTCACTGAAGAAGAAGCTGCACTAGCTACACTTGACCCGGCAGCATTGTTTGCTTTGACGGTAAAGGTGTACGTTGTTCCGCCTGTTAATCCGGACACCACAACAGGTGATGCTGAACCGGAACTTACAATAGTACCTGGTGATGATGTCACTGTGTACGAAGTAATCTCTGACCCACCGTCGAAAGCTGGAGCTGTAAATGCTACTGATGCTTGTAGTATGCCTGCGGTTGCAACAGCGTTAGTAGGAGCGCCAGGTAGGGTGTATGGTTTTGTTGGATTACTACTCACACTAGGAGCACTAACACCTGTACTATTCGTAGCAGTTACATTGATAGTGTATTCAGTACCGTTTGTTAGCCCGGTTAGTGTTAATGGTGAAGCTGATCCACTTACCGTAAAATTACCAGGACTCGCAGCCACGGTATATGATATAATGTTTGATCCACCTAAATCGGTAGGCGGATCAAAGATAACTTGGATTGTAGTGTTGCCACTTACTAGTTTTGTGATAGTAGGTGCGTTTGGTACGGTCGGTGGATCAGGTTGAATAACATTACTAGCTTGACTATAAACACTATTACCAGCAATATTTACAGCTGATACTCTAAACGAATATTCAATAGTATCTAACAAATATAGTACCGTTGTAGATGTACTATTGAGTGGTATTATAGTATAGCCAGGTATAACTAATAATTTATATTGAGATATATCAGCTCCACCAGAATTAACGGGTGGGTCAAATGTTATTGTCGCACTTGCAGCACCTTTGGTTGCTACTAAATTAACCGGTGGTGTAGGCGGCACTACGGTACCATAAGTTATATATTGTGATGATCCAATAGTGCTAGGGGTAAAGTTACTCGTGTATTTTGCGATATTTTTATAAATTCGCACATCATCTAAGTATCCGGTAAACCGGTAGTTACCTCCCATTAGAGCTCCTAGTTCAAAGTATGAACCACCATCGTATATTGCTCCACTATAATTAAACGTAGATACAGAATTACCATTAATATACATAGTAAATGTATTACCGTATCGTACTACAGCTACATGAGTCCATGTATTAACGGGTAGGGGTGTTGAGTACTGTAGTCCGTTTGCTGAGCCGCTCGCATACATAAAGCTGCAACCTAGTAGCGTACCCCCACCATCATAACCAAAACCCCACGAGCTTCGAGAACCATAAGCCGCATCAAGATAATTTCCCATGATACACGTCCACGCTCCTTGTGCTGTAGTTGGGTACATCCAAAACTCAGCTGTAAAATCGTTATTTAAACCAATAATATTTGATGCGGTTGATGTATTGGATAAATTACCTGTACCGGGGAAATATACTGAATATGACCCAACTTTCTTTTGAGTTGTTGATCTTACAACACCGGTACCTACCACTGACATTGTTCTGGAAATTAAACTAGCGTCACCTAAACCGCTAGTAGCGGTATGATCACCTGATATATATAACGACAGGTAACCATAGTAGATATCACCTAGTGGAGATGCTTGGTCAACATTTGGGTTAAAAGACGATGTATACCGAGCTACATTTGCGGCAACTCTAAACCGGTCAACATAACCTTGAGCGTAGTTACCTGGTGAACCACCATTTGCACCATCAAATTCAGCACCTATCCCCAACACGCACGATGAAAGCGGTGTAGTAGGTGGTGCGGTGCTATATGCTGCAGTACCGTTAATATATAATACCATGGTGACACCATCTGATGATATAGCAATATGGTTCCACCGATTAAGCGGTATATTTATATTCGATGCGATTGTACTATCACTAACCCAATAATCCCTACCTACAAGTAAAACATTAGCGCCACCGGTTGTAGAGTTAATACCTAGTACGCACACACCACTATTAATAGTTAAAGTTGTAGGGTAGTACCAAAAATCTATAGTGAACGGAGTTGTCGTTGATGATATAGAACTGAACACAGTAGAGTAATACAAATACGCAGACACACCATCGAGATATAGTGAACTATCACCAAATTTTTTCATGCTAGTAACTATATACGGTGACCCAACAACCGTTGCTACCGTTTTTTTACTGCTTGTATCAGTAAACACTTGACTACCTTGCGAACCCTCAAATTCTAATAAAAGTATATTATTAGATGTATACGGGTCTAAGTATACAGGGGCCCCACTTACGAACGGAGTTGTTTGAAATGGGTATGTGTCACTATGTGGTGTCGTATCAGGGTTAAATTTAGCTGTGTATCTTGCGACACCTGATGTAACTCTAAATCTATCTACAAACCCTCGAGCATAGTTACCGGGTGTACCACCATTTGCACCATCGAATTCAGCGCCTATACCCAACACGCAAGACGACAACGGGGTAGTAGGTGGAGCTGTTGATACGGCCGATTCACCGTTAATGTATAGGGTCATAGCGGTACCAGTAGATGATACTGCTATGTGGTTCCATGAATTTAAATTAATAGTTAAATTAGATAGTACCACTACATTATTAACAGAATAGTTTAGCCCAATTGTTAATACATCAGATCCATCTGCTGCTGAGTTAATACCTAATATACAAACGCCTGAGTTTATAGTTAGGGTATTTGGTTTAAACCAGAAATCGATAGTAAACGGTGTTGTAGTAGATATACCATTAAATGGTGACTGGAAATACAAATAAGATGATATACCATCAAGGTATAAACTACTATTACCAAACTTCCAATCTTTAGTAGATATAGAGGTATTACCATATCTAAGAACACTTTGCGGCTTAGGACTTAAATCTGTTACTACTATACTATTATCTGGACCGTCGAAATCAAAAAATAATATATTGTTTTGTATATATGGATCTGGATCTAATTTAGAATTATATGTAGTGTTTTTGATACTGGTACCATAACTATTTGATGCTGACACTGTCACATCATATGTGGTACCATTCTGCAAATCAAAAACAATCAAATTAGGTGTAGGACTCTCTACAATTATATTACCTGGTTGAACTGTCGCCGTATATTTTGTTATCGGTAATGTACCAGTATCTGATGGAGCTGTAAATACAACAGATAAACTTTGGTTACTAGGTACAATAGCGGTTACGGTCGGGTCCATTGGTGCATAAGCACCTTCACCTTTTGGCCACAAATTTGATTGTTTTTGTCTTGCATGTTGAATTAAGTTCCAAACACCGCTTGCAGCTCCAGTGTATGGTGTACCATCTGTTAATGGTGGTGTTGATGATAATATTCCGCCACGATATCTATTGCTCATACCTTACCTATAGGCAAACACATATAAAATAAAACTTATTAAAATACTATTTTATATATAAAGACAAAAATAAACCCAGTTTGCACCGGGTTTATTTCTAAATCGAAATACTAGAATTTCATATTTTTAGTGATTTCTTTCTCAGCTAACGTTTTAATAGGTTCGAGTGTACCCAAAATTGTTTTTTCGTTAGCGTACGACACGTAATGTGTAACTTTTACTTTTGCCATGTCTGCTTCAGATACATCATAATAGATGAACTGAGCTAACGGTAATAAGTTTGACGCTTCTGTATAATTCATGTTAACTCCAAAATTGTATTGTTTCTTGTGAAGTCGATGGACCTGTAATAGTCTCTACAGTAGAGCTCCACAATTTAATTTTTGCATTCACACTACCAACTAAAACTGGATCTAAACCTGTCATTTTACTCATAGTTGAAAACGAAATTCTATTAGTACCAATGATTGGTTTTAATAAAACACCTGACGACATTCGAACCCTATCAACAGCGTACACTCCAAATATACCAACTCGTTTAAACGATGAGAATTTTGGTGGTACCATACCTGTGTATTCCCGAGCTTCATTGAACCGTTTTAACACGGTACCAATTTTTGGTGTACGAAAACCATTCGTCAATCTTATTGTACCGGGGTTCCAAGCACCAACTGTAGTATTAGATTTATAACCTGTACTTTTAGGTGTTACCATACCTGTTGTTTTTTGTAAAAACGACATAGTAGAGTTTAATTTTCCTGTTTTTCTAATAGGTACACGTACACTGGAGAAACCCCCAGTGTATGCACCTAAGCTGGCATATGTTGTAAAAGACATAGCAGGCATAGTTATATTCCTTTATGCAGGAATAGTAGCTTGACCAACGGTTTGACCATTGTAAATGTTTACACCGTTCATATTAGTGAACCATCTCAATTGTGTCTCAGTGTTACTAACCAATCTTGCACCATCCCAGAACATCATGCTATTGGCACTAGCGTACGTCATATTGGTAGCACCGTATAAATCAACAGATAATACAGGTGTACCTAATGAAGTGGTACATGTAGTACCTAATGATAGTAATGAACTATATGTAGTTGTACCTGAACCGCGTGCTAACACTTTTAGCACACCAGCTATTCTAGCGCAAGATAGTTTATGTTGGTTAGTCAATGCTGAGAATGTTGATATTGTACCAACGGCTACCTGAGCCATTGTTTTTGGATTGAATTGTAAATATCTCATTTGACCAGATGTAACAGCTTTCCAGCACAACATATTATTTTCATCTAAGAACTGGAACCCCACGTTTGCGCAAACTATCTGATCCAGAGTTGAGTATACAATCGATGCTGGTGTTGCATATGGTATTTTTACCATTTTAAAGTTACCAGCAGTAGCAACAGGTCCAGCTATATGGATGTTACCTTCTGCGTCACCAACAGCATCTGTCAATCTTACAGATTCGGTAAAGGTCGCTAACGTTAATGAACCGTTAGTAGCATCAACAGCAAATGTAGATCTTAAAATACGTGTAATAACAGGAGTAGTACTTGCATTGTATGGTGTTGTAACAATGTGAGTTGGAGTTAACGCCAACGTAAATGTACCGTTTGATATAGCTAAATTGGTTTGCGCATCGTTATTTCTAGTATCAATTCTAAGGATACCGGAGGTATGACATACATAAACATATCGTTCACCGTCATATTGCAAATCCATAGCAGCGTATGCATTAGTAATGTTGGTGTAAGTACCAAGTAAAATATTAACTTTACCAATTCTGCTACCAGCAACACCGTTTGTCACGTAATAGTGATCACCAACAGAACAAACAAATTCTGGTCTATAGCCAATCGTGACATCAGTACGTACCAAAGCAACGTTTGTAAACCACGATGCGTTATCAGCGCTCATATATTTGTGGTGATTGTTCAACAACCAATGATCAGCTACTGTCGCAGCAGGTGAATAATTCCCATCTGCATCAGTATTGACTTGAATTTTATTCATATTCAAACCAGCTGGAGACACAACTTTCAACCCAAACATTTGACCATAGTTTGTGATATTAGCTGACATGTATTCAGCAATAGGTTTGATAGGTAAAACCATCCGCTTTGTAACATCCCACGAATTAGCAACAAATTTATTTTGTTGGTTACCTAAGTAATAAATGAAAGCACCACCTGTATTTGCTAACCAATGTGGGTACTGCGTAGCACCGTAATCAGCTGACCAGTTTATAGCAGCATTGGTCGTTGTAAAACCTGTTCTTGTTCTAGGAACGCACATCAGTGGGTACGAAGCACTCACACTGGGTAATGGTCTAGAAGATGTAGATGTTGCACCCAACATCCATAAGTTTGAACTTACCCAACCCCAGCATGGTACCGCTGCTGCAGCTGTATCAGCTACATCTTCACGAGCTGTTTCAACAACACCAGCCCACGAACCGGGCTCATTTGCCATATACGAATGCAAAATCAACCATCTTGGGTTCAACATGAGGAGTAAATCAGTTGCAGCCATTTGGTATGAAATTGGGCATGAATTGAAGAACGTCCAAGCTTCATTCTGTGGAATATGGTTGATTGCATCCCATACTTCACATGTGCTGGTTATAATTTCATGACGAACTGTATCCCAACGTAGTATAATATTTTTATACGTAGTGTTGTCTTTATTAATACCTTTGAACACTTGTGTCAAAGTTGTTCCAACTGTAAATGAATCGTGAAGTGCCCAACCTGTTGTACGTACAGGATTAACACCGGTGATTGCATCTGATACAGCTTGGAATAAATCAGTTTGGTCACTATACACACCGCCATCGTTCGATGTAGTGATTTGTACAGTATTTGGTCCAGGTGACGTAACTGCTATTGCCATTATTTACACTCCAAAAATATTTAGTAATCGGTATATGTTTATTTAAATAAACATTGAATGTTGTTTTATTGATACGGTTATTTATAGTAGTTCTTAAGTATATTCTAACACTACAGATAAATCTCTACCACTCGCTGCTGTTATTATATTAGCTGTTAGGAAATCATCTGGTGTTAACACCATGCTCACATCAGCGAATATCGAGGACTTGTATTCATTAGCTGGAATTGACAGTGTAAAAATAGAGGTACCATTTAACAGCACATCAACAATAACATCATCGACTGAAGGTGTCCCAATAGTGCAAAATGCTCGTTGTAATGTTAGATCACGAGTTGGATACCATCTTGCTGAACCAGTCATATTCAGTAAATTGCCTATAAAATTCATTCTTGACGATATTAGAGCTATATTATCGTGAGGGAAAAATTCAATAGCTACATTTAAATTAGAACCACCGGATGCATTAACGACATCAACGGTTAAATAATCATTAGAACCTAACGTATACGTTAAACCTGTTAATACTTGCGAACGATACCCATTCGCATTAATCGTCATTGTTCGTTGTGTAATCCCGTTTTTCTTAATTGCTAGTACTGTATCTACAGTAGATGGATTTCCCAAGCTAGCAGATAATCCAACAATAGTTACGGTTTTCATAGGGTACCAACGACTTGTACCAACAGTAGGTTTAAGTGGTCCTACAATGTTTAATCTACTTGACGAACTTACGGTACCACCTACTGGACCCATTGGTCCAGGAGCACCATCAATACCATCTCTACCGATAGCACCGTTAGTACCGTTAGTGCCATTAGTTCCGGCTGGGCCAGCTGGACCTGTTGCACCTACAGCATACGATAAGTCGTTCCAGGCTCTAACGCCGTCTCCAACTTTACATTTAGCGGTATCAAGTTCGACGCAAAGTTCACCCTCTGCTAAAATAGGGTTAGATGCAGTCCATTGCTGAGCTGTACCTCTGCGTAATTGTATTCTACTAGCCATTAAATACGTCCTCCATCGATTGGATCTAACCCACCATAATTAGTAGTAGGTCCACCTCCATCAAGGTTATTTTCTAATTCTGTTGGCACAGCTGCTCCACCTGCTACAATAAGATTTCCAGAACCAAATAAAGATCTACCGTTAATTGTTTTGAGTTGTACGGGTTCATTATTACCAGCTACAACACGACCTTTTGCATCAACCGTAACTTTATTATACACACCAGGTAAAACACCACTATTGGATAATGTAAGAGTACTCGTACCAGCGGTAGATGTAACATCACCTGAGTAAGCTGGAAGTACATTTATTTTTAGTGTACCTGATTGATTTAATACGTTTGTTGTATTTGATGCGATATCTTGCTTTGATAATAATAACGTATCGATAGTTAATAATGCATTGCTTATACGGTTAATATCATCAACGACCCGGTTTGTTGAAACGGGTAACGGTATAGCGTAGTTCTGGGTTTTGAGGTCGGTAACTGTAGGCATAATTAAAACTAATATGTTAAATTATTGAGTAATCATATATTTATTCTTTTTTAAATATTATTATGACTACAGCTATGATATTGAATTATAATGTTTTTCGTATTATTCTACGCAATTTTCGCTTCAGTGTAGATTTTGAATACCCATGTAGGTGTACATCAAATGTTTCGCACGTTAGTTTATAATAACTTTTTAACCGTTTATTTGATTTTGTCGCAATATGCTTAACTATTTTATTAGATAATTTAATAAAATCGTTAACGTAATGATCATCATACCAAACATAAAAATATTTTGAGTTTATGATAACGTGTGTTTCAATATAATCTATCGTGTATTTTACCATTTCATTATCCTATAGCCCCGTATCTATTTCCAGTAGCTATCCAAGTAATATATCCGGTCCCACTAACAGAGTACCCACCACCACCACCGCTACCACCACCACCGTAACCTTGGGAAGCAGCACCTCCGTTACCACCAGCACTACCCCAAGATCCGCCACCACCGCCACCACCACCAGCGATCGCGCGGTTTGCAATACCTCCAGCACCCCCATTACCGGCACCACCTGCTCCATAGGTATTGTACCCACCACCCCCACCATAACCGTTAGACCAATTTTCAGTCCCATATGCGTACCCGCCCCCACCGCCGGTACCACCACTTGAAAAATTACCGCCACCACCACCACCACCTACGCTTAACCCACCGTACCAGTAGATAGCTGAGGTACCACTAGATGGTGAATAATCCGTACATCTACCCCCCCCACCTCCACCACCAGGTGAATGACCATTTGAACCCCAACTTGCTTGACTCCAATTACCACCACCACCTCCACCGCCTCCACCACCGGCGATAACACCCGAATTATTTACAGATATATAAGATTGTACTGATAACCCCAAACCACCGGCTTGCCCGCTATTACCACCACCATTTCCACCGTATCCTCCCATTCCGATAATATACCCAGAATTAGTGAATTTTACAGTTCTATTTGCTGATATACCTTGAATAGTTAGGGCAGGAGTATTTACTGAAGTTGAGTAAATAGTGGTATTGTTAGTTATATTTACTATTATTGGAGCTGAACCATCCCAACCAGCTGAGTAAGCTGCGCTAGATATAACCGAGTCATTTATTGTTAGATTTGCGGTTGGTGACGAATATGTTATGTAAACAGATAGTTTTGGTGTACCTTGAGCACTAGTGTTACTAGCAGGTCCTGTGCCGTTCGCATTAGTAGCTTTCACGGTAAACGTATATAATACTCCGTCAGTGAAATTATTAGCCATTACTAACGGTGATGATGTACCGCTGACAGTCGCACCATCGGAACGTATTAAGGTGTATCCAGTTACAGCAGAACCACCATTTAGTGATGGCGCATTGAATGCAACGCTTGCTGTTGTACCTGAGCTATATGTAACACCTGTTAAATATGGTGCTGCAGGGGTTCCAGGTATCATAGTATTGCTAGCTGAACTTATATTAAACCCTAGTATGTTTGTTGCTCGCACAGTAAAGTTATATGGAGCACCAGTTGTTAATCCAGTAACTGTTATCGGAGACGAAGTACCAGTTGCTGATTGACCGCTATTACTCGTAGCGGTGTATGTAACAGGGTACCCACCGTTTGATTGTGGTGTAAAATTAATAACAGCTGATGTTGCGTAGCCGGAATCTGCAATAATATTAGTAGGTGCTGTTGGAGGGAATGCAGGTCTAATACTATTACTCGCAGCACTTGGTAAACTTGAACCAGCTTTGTTATTGGCTACTACTGTAAAATTATATGTTAAATCAACATTTAATCCGGATATAGTAACAGGTGACGTTGGACCTGTCGCTGTTATATTACCTGGGTTTGAGGTAACTGTGTAACTACTAACAGCATCACCATTATTATTAGTGGGGGGTGTTATGGCAATAGATGCCTGTGCAACCCCAGCGGTAACAGATGATATACTTGGAGCACTCGTAACTGTAGCTGGTATCATACTAGTGCTAGCACCACTCGTAAAACTAACACCATAATCATTAGATGCTCGGACGGTAAATGTATATGCGGTACCGTTTGTTAATCCAGGGACTACTATTGGTGAACTAGTTCCAGTAGCAGTAAAATTACCTGGTGACGATGTAACAACATACGATGTTTGCAGTCCAGATAAATTTGCGTCATTTGGGGTAAATGGAACTGTTACCTGAGAATTCCCAAAAATTGGTGTACCAACTGTAGGTGTACCCAACCTCATTATTGTTGAGCTAACACCTGGTTCACCGTCACCCGCAATATTACGACCTCGTATAGTGAATGTGTAAACCACATTAGGTGATAAGGTTGTTGTAAAAGGTGAAGTTGTCTTAGTAATAGTTGTACCGTCGGTACCAGTTAAAACGTATGTTTCGAGGGTTGGAGCTCCAATATCGACTGACGGTGTAAAAGGTATAGTAATATCGTTGGTAACGGATGATAACGATAATGTGCCAATGGTAGGAGCGGATGCTTTAGCTACACCTTTAGGCCACACATTTAATTGCTTAGCGTAAGCGGTAGATATTAAACCCCACATACCGCTAGCTGACCCGGTATAATTTGTACCGCTTGTAGGTGGTGCTACAGCTGAAATTACTCGTCCTTCAAACTTACTAGACATATCAACCTATTTTATTAATTCGTAACTAACTACAAATGTTAATTTGTTTGCTGCGCCAGATGTCACAGCTAAAGATACATTTTCTTCAATGTATATAGTTGATGATTTATCGAGCACAATTAATGATGCATTTGATGGAACTGATACGGTACTCACTAATGGGAATGATGTACCACCAGCTGGGGCTGCATTTTGAGGTACTGCTCCGTTTGTGTAAATAGATACAGTTGCGTTAACCGCACTAGTACCATCACTATTAGCAGCGACAATACTGTTAATCTTAAAAACTTGCCCACTATTTGCTAGGTTTGCGAGTAACACAACTTGAGTATTAACGGTTGGTGTTAAAAACGCTGTTTTCCCGTAGATCTCAATAGGTGCTAATATATTTGGTGCCGGCATTTAATATTCCTAATATCCAAAAATTAATGACATTGTGAGTGATCTACCATACGTTACATTTGGTGTATTTGTTGCAGATGTTACACGTCCTTTAGTATCGACAGTTACCGTATTATACGTACCAGCTGCGACACCTGTAGGTGATAATGATATATTTAACGTGGTACCAGTACCGGTTGCTGTAGCGTCACCAGCTATCGTAACACTACCTGATCCAATAATGCTAGCGCCACCTATAGTTCTAATATTGGTACCACTTACGAGCACTTGCTGTTTACCGTTTAAGGCAGTTTGAGTAGCTTGCGATACAGGTTTAGCTATATCGGATGTATTATCAACTTGATCTAGTCCAACCACGTACTTCGTGATGCTTGAACTCGTTTGAACTATATTTGAAAGATTTTTTGACATAATATTAATCCAATATGTTATACAGTCTTCACTTTATACAAAGTATCAAGAGCTGGTGGGGGAGGTACTACTGCATCAACTACTGTTACATCGTCATACAACTCTGTGAGGTCTCTTAATTGTTGTCGATATAATAGCAATAATGCGAGACCAGTTTCACTGAGATCGTGATCAAGTAATAATAAATGATCGGTTTGCTGCAATTGAATATTTCTTGCAACGCGTAATTCATCTAATGTGGTATATTTTGTCATATTAAGCTGGTCTGGTAAATGTCATGTACTGGTATATATTATATGTACTGCTACGCATGCTAACCATTATTCTATTATTCGGTAGAGCGTTAAGTTTCATATACGAGGTAGCACCAGCGGTAACGACCGTTGCGATAGAGGTTATCGTATACACAAAGGTAGAAGGGTTAATATACAACCGTTTTAATATACCAGCACTCGCATCAACAAATAGCCACTGATTGTCACCGTCAGGTATAGTTGTTGCGCCAGTCCAATCAGGGTTTGAAATAGGAAACCCGCTCCCACTACCCACAAATATGTTCCCTACACCCGGGGATGGAGTGGGGTAAACTCTAACTCGTGAATTATGTGCCGTATACCGATACACGTTTGTTGTTGTGTGAAATACAAGAACACTACCATCACTCAAAGCAAAACCGGGGAATTGACCTGACGAGTACTCTGTACCCCAATCGGTACTACTAACATAATCTGTGTACGTCGTTGATGACCCTGCAAACACTCTCGCAACTATATAATTTGATGAGTTGCGCCAATGTGATATCCCAGATATAGCGGTGTTACTGGTATTAGAATTAGGACCTAAGTATAACTGCATAATAGGGCTTGTACTAGTATTTGAACTAGGGTTTTGTACGTTAATGGTAAAAGATCCATCATTAACAAACTCAATTTGATGAATTCTCGTTTTAGAGTCGGACTGAGAGTACCCAGCGTTAACACCTCTCCAACCTGTTCCATCACTATCAGGTAACCCAAAATATTGACCATTATGGTCGTGTATACCGTCAGTGGTGGTTGTACCGGTATTACCGAATGAATTACCTGTGTTATTTGCGTTTAATCTACCCCAGCCGTAACCCATTACATGACCTCCATTACCAGGCCATGGAATATTACCACTATAATGAAACATACCCGACTTATTATCAGTAATTATAGAACAAGTAGAAAAATCATAAGGTGATGATGAATTTGTCCACATAGTTGTAGCTGTACCAACAGTGCAGGTCCCATCAGCGTTTACCTGAAATGGTAGCATTGAACCGATACATCCTCCGTTTACTATTGCTCTATAACCACCGGATATTAACGCAAACTGTGACACACCAGCCGCCACACCAGCCGTTCGTTGTATTAACCAGCCATACGATTGAGTGTTTGTGCTACCCCATGTAATTGATGGGAAATAAGTACTTAGATCTATAGTTACATTAGAAAGAGGTGTCAACACCGGGAATGATGAAGAGGAGCTAGAAACAGTTGGAGCCTTACTTTCCCATATTGACCCATTGCTCGTTAAAACATTACCGGAACTACCAGGTGAAACTAAACCGGTACCACCACTTGAAACAGGTAATGCATTCGCTAACGTTACCGCTGGTAAACTAACAGTGTAGTTTCCAGTCACAGTTAAATTACTATTTAACAACCATGTGTTAGGTGTGCTAGGCATACCAACGGTTAGGGTACCCGTCAATTGTAAATTATGTATGGTTGGAGCTGTTGCTGACACAAGAGCACCCGACCCGGTTGAAATAATTCCAAATTCTGCTAACGTTGTTGGTTTATTAAGTAATGAATCGTATGTTAACCGGATATTAGCTGGTGAACCGACAGATGTAATACGACCTTTAGCATCAACAGTAAAAGGTTGTATAGATGTCGTAGAATTATTGTATGTCCCAGGTACAACACCACTATTAGTTAGTGTCGTATTGATTGTGCCGGACTGCAATTGTGTTGATGAAGCGGTAACATCTCCAGTTATAACTAAAGTTTGAGAGCTAGGTAGCTGTGGGATATTTAATACATTACTTAAACCGACATCACTCTTAGATATGACCACATCACCAACTCTACCAGCTACTGATGTGATAGCTCCAACATAAGGATTAACAATCGTATCTGGAACAGTACCAGTGACAGCAGCAGGCATATCAAGTAATTTCCAATTACCGCTAGATGCATTAAAGATGAATGAGGTATATGATCCTACAACATCGAGTACCAAGTCTGGTTCATCTTCTATAGTTATCGGTGATGTTGTCACCACTCGTACGGTATTATTAACCCCAAATGAGTTTGCTACATCAACGACACCGATTATAGTACCATCAGATACATTCGATGGGAAAGTAACATCAACATCGTAGTTTGAGCCATCAACACGTACTAAATCATTTGCTGATGCTGTATAATTAGTTGTTTTTATGCTTGTTGCTTGCAGACCACCCGATACATAAACATCACCGCTACCGACAATAGATTTACCATTAACCGTCTTAACATGTGTACCGCTAACAATCGTCGGTTGTTTTGAATCAAGTTGTGGTTGTAATGGAGATGTAACACCGGTTAGATACCCTATAACTGTTGATTGTGACGCTAAATTAGATAATAGAGTACGCTGACTAGCCGTTAGATGCAAATTTGTATCTGTAACGTGAGATAGTGGAGCACTATCAACGATACCGTAGCCTAAAAGTGTTGTTGGTGTATCTGTCACATCACCAAAATTAACTAATGAGCCACCGGTCGATGAACCACCTGAACCCTCTACAACTAAATTACCAGCACCTAAAATAGATTGACCGTTAATAGTTTTAATGGTTACACCATTGATTAACAACCCTTGTTTTTGTGCTAATGCAGCTATCGCAGCTGCAGATAAAGGTTTAGATAAATCAGATGTATCATCGACATTTGATAAATTTAAATCACCTTTTGTAATAGTTACAGCACCAATTTTGCTATTTACAGAATTAACACCACCTGTTATTGTAGCGCCATTACCAGGTGTGACAGTTGGGTTACCACTTGAATTAAACATAACCCAAGTTGTATCAATTGAAGATACAGCATCTGTTATTCCGTACGCTGTTAATGTAGTTGGGTTTGATGCACTAGTAACAATACCTTTAGCATTTACTGTTACAGATTTATATGTACCAGGTGTAACACCACTATCATCTAACGTTAAATTAGAAATACTTTCAAATGCAGCTGCACCATTAGTGATTTTAATAATACCGTTAATATTAGACGGTAATGTACCTATAGATGCTAGTATTGCAGACGATGGTAATGGTAACACACCATTAATGGTAATATTACCTGATGACGCAGATATATTATTGCTGGAGTGGTCAAAATTAATCATCCTGTAACCTCTACTATATTAACGGTCGCTACCCATTTTATTGTTTTATTTGATTGTCCTACACATTTTACAGATAAGCCACCATATACAGTATCGACAACAATATTGCAATCCCATGCAGGGGTTGTTTTATGAATAGTAGTTTTTGAAACACCTAATATTGAAGTGGAAGCAGCATTTATATTACGAATTGCGACACCTTTAAATTCCCACCCAGCGTTTTCACCGTTATTATCAGAACGTCTAGCAACAACAAGAATATTAAATGTATATGTACTATCATTTAAAAATATAATTTGATTTGAAGCGCTAGCGTTTTGACCATCACTTGTTAATGTCGTTTGTGCATCAGATGTAGTTGTTTTTTTAAGCGCTAGCGTACTATACTTATGAGGTATACTATTTACAACAGAACGCACACTAGTGTTAGAGACAGTCATTAGGCTATCTCCGATCCATACAAATTAAATGAAACGTTAGATGTGCCTGCGTAAATTGACACAACATCAGTAGCTGCTAATGTTAACCCTATTGTAAAAAATAGTGTATCATTTGCAGGTAACGTTACTTCGTATAACACGTAATGTTGTGGTGCAAGTGGTACACCTGCTGGTCTTACACTAGTTCTAATCGTTGTAGCAGGACCCTGATTACATATCGATAAAGTCGATACGATTGTACTAGTGTTAGCTGGTACTGTATACAACGACGTAGTTGTAGATGCAGATGATAACGCTTGACCTAATACTTTATAAGTGGTAGCCATTTGTTTCCTTATTGTATATTGTCAGATATAAAGGATTACTATAATAACAATTATTTATTATTAGACCTTTGGTTTAATACCTTGCAGACTAATAAAAACCATTATTATAAGTTACCGGTATGTGTAGATGGGAACCGACGTGATGTTCCTGGCCAAATTATACGAACCGCACCATCGCCACCTAACACCGCTGTTGTTTTAGAGCCTTCATCGTTTTGTCCACCGCCGCCGCCATATTTACCTCCACCACCGGATATATTACCAGCTGCACCAGCTCCGGCAACACCGCCAGAACCACCACCTCCACCAGCTGTAACGGTAGTTGAATTTGCACCAGAAGGACCTAGACCTAAAATACCAACACCACCTCCACCTGAAGCGTTCGTACCATTGCAGTACCCACTACCACCTGCTCCACCTGTACCGGAATTCCCATTACCTGAATAACCACCAGCACCACCTCCACCGATCAATGAGTTACCAACACCTGCTCCACCACCGGTTCCACCACCATCGAATGTACCAAAAGGTACACCTCCTAACGCCGTTGAAGTACCATCACTATATGTACCAGGTGCAGCTGTACCACCACCTCTTGCACCAGCGTAAATAGTACCTGCAACACTAATCCAACTATCACTACCGTTAGCTCGATCTGCTTGTCCACCAGCACCAACGACTACCGTATAACTAGTACCTGGAACAACAGTAATATTATTTTTATACGCTAACGCCCCACCAGCACCACCGACTGTCCGAGGTGATCCACCACTAGCTGAACCAAATATTGCTGCAGCTGAACCACCGCCGACACTAACGACTGAAATTGAGGTTACCCCCGGTGGTGCAACCCACGTATATGATCCTGGAGTAATATACGCTTGTTGTCCAGCATTTTGAATATTAACCTGTCTCGGACCACGTTTTTTCGTAGAATAATTAGAGCCTAAGCTAGTTAGTAAAGGCATAATAACCTACCCAAAATTAGTTAAAGACATTAAAACGGTAAATGTTGCTGCACCGGTTTTAATAATTGTATATGTGTACATATCAATACCATTAGCATTACCAGATGTAATAGCTGTTGCACCTTGATACTTTGGCGTAATTGTTGTACCATCAACCCGTACTGTAGTATTGTAATATGCTGTCGAACCTTGTGTTACCAAGAATGATAATGTAACACTTTGCCCTATGACCATTACATCATCTAGCGCTGTTGTTGATGATGCTCTAAAATTAACAATCCAATTACCAGCAGCGTTTGCTGTATAATATAAAACAGCTTGAGATGTAACATCAAACGCTATTGTATTGTTAGCAGCTGTATTCGATACAGTTACCACTTCACTGGTATTAGTAAACACAGTAGCTAAACTAGATACTGAACCTGCAAACGATTGTAGTGCTGTCCAATTATTAGCTTGAGTTGATAATGATTTGTTTTTCCAAAGCGATGTTGACGCTTCATATGAAATAATTTGACCATCTGTAGGAGCTGTAAGTGAAACATCATGAATCTCATCGAGTTCATACCCGTTTTGTACTTTGATGAAGATCTCACCGTTATTAGCTTGTTTACGTGTTACAACACCCAAATATACTAAATGATCTGGGGCTACTGGTTTTCCTGCATTACCGTAAACAAACCCACCCGGTGCTGTTGGACTCAACCATATTGCATCACCAGCTGCAGTTGCAGCTGAAGTGTCTATCCCGGTTAACATTCCATGTACAACTACATAACCAGCGTTACCGTTAAAAATATCAGATTCAACTATACCTAGTGTTTTACTTGATGTAGATTCCGCGTTTGCTCGTGCTAACGACACTAATACATTAGTACCATTTGCACCGCTAATATATACAGCTTGACCTTTTAAAATTGTTGTACCGGTATTGTTACGAACTAATTCTTTAACGACTCTCGTTGATGCCGCTTTAATAACACCTGTACCTGAAATTGTTATAGAATCGTTATCAATCATAACACTACCCAAATCAGAATCTGTAGCGATTGGGAATGTACAATTACGTAAATCACCAGCTGTTGGTGTTCCTAGATCAGGTGTAACTAATTCTGGTGAATTCAAAACAGAAGTGTTTATTATTGTGTCACTTATTGTCGCATCAGAAATAGTAGTAAATGAAATTGCACTCGTACTAATAGTCGCATCTGTTAACGTTGAGCTGGTTACAGTAGCGTTATCAATGGATGAATTGAATATAGTTGAAGTACCCATTGTACTAGCTGTAATAGTTGCGTCCACCATTGAGCTATTTGTAATAGTAGCATCATCAACTGTTGCGCCATTTACCGTTGAACTAGCTATAACAGCGTCATTTATATTTGGTGCATTTATTGTAGCGGTATAAATTGTTGTAGTAGCAATAATTGAATCACTCATTGTACTAGCTGTAATAGTTACATCAGATACCTGTGACATATCTATAGTTGAACTAGATATAATTGCAGTATTTAAAGTTGAGTTATCTATAGAGCATGCATCAACAGCTGTATTGGTTATAGATGAGTTATTCATTGTACTATCTACGATAGTCATATCTGTAGCATTAGTAAACGAAATATTACTCGTACTAATAATTGCATCAGTTATAGTAGCGCCATCTACAGTAGCAATATCAATTGTTACATTATCTATTGCTGAGTTGCTCATTGAGCTAGCTGTAATAGTTGCATCTGTGAAATTTGAACTATTTACGGTTGACGCAGACATAGTTGCTGATGTTATAACAACATCATCCAATGAAGATGAAGTTATAGTTGCTGTATTCAAATTTGGACTATTTAATGTTGCATCGTCTAACGTACTATCATTAATTTGAGCAGTAAATATCGTAGCGTCGTACGACATTTCATTGTTATTTGTAGCATCTGTAATTGTAGGAGCTGATAACGTTGGACTAGAAAATGTACCACCAGATACTGTCGGGGTAATTATACTAGAGTCTGTTAACGTACCAGTTGTGATAGTAGGATCAACTAATGTCGTTGTTAGTGCTAGTGTGCGTTCTATAACAGAATCTGTCATCAACGCATCTGTTAACGTCGGGTTTGTCAATACAGCTGTTACCAAAATAGGTCTGTTAATAGTTGGATCATTTTCATGAACAAACCCTCCAGAGCCTGTAGGTGATTGATCTAACTCAGCCCAGTTTAGTTTAATCCCAGCTGGCGTCATAGCTAACATGTGAGTTAGTTCGTTAATAACAGCGAGTTCACCGGTTTGAGCGTTTGACGCTAATATAGGCGTCCAACTGTTTGATACATATATTGATCCCCAACCCAATTCAGGCGGCCAATCAATATCAGGAACACCATTATATGCGATACCGTAATATGGGTCAGGTGGTACACAATTAACAGTATACTCTTTAAAGATAAGCGTTTTTGTTGCATCTACGTTTGTCCATGTACCACCAGTCTTTACCTTCAGTACACCAGCGATATAATCGTATGCAAAATCGTGCGGATCAGTCGGGGTTAAATACGTTGGTAGGTTTGCTGTATCAGAATATGCGATACGGTGGAAATCTTTGGGCGCAGGTAATAATGAATTTAGTGTGTCCAGGAATGTAGTAGTCATATATGGTTACCAGTGTAGGTGTTATTCATCTTATTTATTTGATTTTTTTTAGTATGGTATATATAATAAATACTGTAAAGTATTTTTAAGAGGTATACGATGACAGAAGAACAATACCAAAAACTGTTAGAACTCGTTACAGCAATGAGTAAACGGTTGAGTTATATGGAAGATAAATTAGATAGGTTATTAAAAGATAAAAAGTAAACTAAATTTGGTGAGGGTTTTATGGGTTATGGGATTATTTTTTGGTTTTGTGTTATTTGTGGGTTTTGGATAGTTGGAACAATTGGTGAGAAAAAATGTTTAGCATTTAGGGAATTAGTAGGTTTGAGTATCCCGGTTGTAATTGTTATAGCAATCATAGGTTTTAAGCTATACGGTAAATATGAACTTGAAAAGTTCGAAAATATTCATAATAACGATGCTATTTTAACATACATCGATACAATGTCAGTAGTAGATTTACGCAATAAATTAAAAGCGTGTCAAATCGATTCTTCAAATTGTACAATTGTGTTCCCACAAAGCAAATAGACAGAAAGAGAGCGTACATTGTACGCTCTCTTTTTATATCTCTTTCATATTATTAACAGCAAGAATTTTCTTAATTAGTATTACGGTCTGTTTGCTATACGTACTTTCAATATATTCAAGTAAGTCATCTTTTTCATTAATTCCTAGTACTTTGTCTTTAAACTTACTAACATCGAACTTATACTCATCAGTGAAAAAATCTGTAATAAAATTATAAAAGACAGGTGTAAAATATTTACCTAACTCACATAATTTTTTACGTCTAGCTACTCGATCGTAAATAGTACTCATTCTGGTTTTTTAATATAATAAAAATGTGATGTTACACCCATGAAATTAGCATCACCTTCACCAGCAAATTCCCAACCATATCTTGATGTCATTTTTTTGGTGATCATTTCATATACTCTAATCCGTACTGGATCAGATTTATCACCACCATAGTAAAGAACATCTACATTGTTATCTTGTATATATTTTACAGCAATATTGATAACCTTTGAAATCAATTCAATTGGTCTATCAGTTGGGAACCGTGTATTAACTGGTTGATGTGTTATTGGGTCCGTAGGAGCAAACGCATAATACCAGGTATTATCTGTTACTGGTGGAGCAGGTTTAAATTGTTTATAAATCATACTATTTGCTATGATTTTACGCATTTGAACCATATACTCTTGTTCACCAACAGTGAACGTACCGTAGTACGCATCACCGTGCCAATTCCAGTCAATATCTGCGTCTTTGTTATCGTATAGTTCAGCTAATAACATAATATTATTTCGCGTAATATTTTTGAATCAAATATTCTAAGAATTTTTTATATTCAGGGATTTTGCTCAAATAAGCGACGTCTTCTCTACTAACGTCATGATTTAACGCATCTTTGAATTCGTTGTTTTCCATATGAAGTTGATATTTACGGAAACCATTGTATACTTTTGGACCATTAGCTTCATTAGTAGGTATTAAGATAACATAAATGCTACCTTGTGCATGATATTCATTAAACTTATTAGGTTTATCTGTATAAGCTGTGCACCAATCGGTACCACGACCATATAACTGAGAAGATTTTTCTGTTAATGGGATATATACTTTAAAATTAGCGCCATCGATTAATTTTTCAACGTCAGCTTTTGCTTCTTTTCTTTGTTCTTTACCTGATTTAAGTTCTAGTTTAATAATAGGATCAACAGCGTCAATAAATCCACTATAATTTGGATATTGCAGGATAGTGTTCGGTTTGCTTGCTGCTACTAATGCAGCTTTAACGGCTGGTTTTTCAAACGCTTCTAAACGTGTCTTTAAACTAGCTAAATCCCCATCTTCCGAAGCATCTAATTTAAATTCACTGTTTGCATACCATTGCATAACACGCACAATGCTTTTATTAGCTGGCATACCTAATTTGGATGATACGAATTTTACGATCTCTAATGCAGCTAAGGTTTTAGCTTGTCCTGTACTGTCGTTCGCGTCATACGAGACTGTAGGTTTTCCTTGTGTGTCATCTTTGCTATATGCAGCAAGAATTCCTTCAGCGTTTTTTGCAGCATCATCTTCACGAGCTTCATCTAATTGTAAAGACTCGTTGATTCCTGCTAAAGTGAGTAATCTCTGTAAATCTAACATGGTAATTAGCACCTTTCTTTTGTAAATTGCAAATAATGATAATAGTGTATTTATTTGTACTAAATACTTCAAGTATTAAAAAACGCCTAGTTCGCAAAAACTAGACGTTCCGTTAATATCTTACGCATAAAACATTGCTGTTATGGCCATGACCATTAGCAATGGGTTATAGATAAAATACCCAAAGCATGAAAGCGTAGCGAGTAATATGTATTTCATAATTTGTATACTTATGGTTAAGTTTTAAAATAAAACTAGCCATCTTTTGAATAGCTAATTTGTGCATGTTAGAACACGTACAATATATTATAATATACTGACCACATATTTATACATTAAATACATAAAAGATTATCAATTATTCATTGATAATGAATTTATCGATCATTAAGAATTCAGTAAACGATAAGTTTTCACCAATCATTTTTTTATAAATTCCAGTAATCAAAGCATAGTTATCACTTTTACCTTGACTCTTTGCTATCTCTTTTGCTTTATTCCATTTTTTCTCAGCTTTAGCTGTAGAAATATGGTGTTTTTTAGCGGTCTTTTTTACGTATGGTAACGGCATTGTTAGGTCCTTTAGTAACATTAAAATCTTTCAGGTATTCCATCATAACTGATTCTGGTAATTTTTTACTTTTAGTCGGGTATTTAGAACATATGTCTAAGAATCGAAGTTCACGTTTCATAAGTATTTGATAAAAGATAATGAATATAGTATAATACATATGTAGTTATGTATTTTTTTAAAACAAAAGGACTATCATATGGACTATAATTTAGTTTTTGCAAAAACTGTCAAGGTTGATTCAGTAGGAGCTGGTGTAAACGTTACAATCAACGATCAATATACTGCATCGTTCGCTGAACATTCAAATATAGTAAAATTGTTTAACAGTAACCCGGATGAATGTATATCAAAATTAACAGGCGGATCATTCTTTTTTGTTGGGGATGAATTTATTGATCATCGTGATTCAGCTTATCGTGGATATATAATGACTGACGCTGATATCAACGAAGTTAAAACAAAAATAGGAAGTACATCAAACATTTCCAAAAAAGATTTAAAAGGTTTTCATTTAGTAACCAGCGGTAGAAGTAAACATACTTTAGTTAAATCACATAAAAGATGTGGTATAGCATTAGGTTCAGTAGAATTATATCATGTTTGGAGTCCTTTTTCAAATAATATTAGGTTCTCATACCGAGTTACTGTAGAAGAAGGTGATGTTATTTTTAACCGGTTATTAGCTAACCATAAAATAAGCATAACACCTAAAAATTGGTACAATGATTTAATCAAAGAAAGTGAAATATGTTTAACAAAGGTATCAAAGTTTTTTGATGTTAAGCTTGATTCAATGAAATCAGAGCGCTGCTTAGGTAGTACATTATCAGCTATTAACGAATTTGCTCGTGTACGAAATGTAGATGCAATCGTAGATGATACTTCAGGTACATATGCAGAAAACGAACCAACGAATTTATCAAAATTGCAAGCATGGCAGTATGTTGTTGAATTAATACAATACGAAGCATACGCTGGAGATGGTAAATTATATCAATTAGCCAACAACCTCTTATGGGGAGCAGAATAACATGACACCGGAATCTTTTTCCAATAATATCAATGTTGTAAGATACATTTATGCTAGATCTCTTGCATCTCTATTTTTCAGTAGATGGATTATCACTATTGTAAGTAGTTTATCTATTGTTCTTATAGTACAAGACTTATATAATTACCGTAACTCTAACATTATACCGGTTGCTAATAACCTTATAGTATTAGCTTTGAGTTTAATCGTATTGTTATATACGTTACGTAGAATCAAAGTGATATCTAGTGTTAGTATAGGTGCAACTCACGATTTAGCATTATTAACAGCTTTTCTCGATCTTAAAAATTATCAATTAAATCTTAACACTAATAAAGATGATTTCATTGAAGACTATGGTAAAAAATTAGATTTAGAAATTAGAAAACGGTATAATATCCGATAGAAATCATAATTACCCCTAGCTAACACTAGGGGTTCTTACCGTTTGAACGACACTATAAATACGTAATCTATACCACTTACTATTTGAATACAGAGATGAGCACATTTTTCGATTTTATTGCAGAATCAGAAGTAGCAGATCAATGGTTATCTACACATACTAGACATACCGTAGACAAATATCCAACACAGGATATAGTTGATGATTTATTACATTCTTACCCATATACAAAAAACCTACCTGTATACAGAAGTGTAAACTTTGCTGATGAAGAGCAGTACAGATCATTTCTTGACAAAACAGATCATGGTACCAAATTAACCACAAGCACCATTACATCATGGTCAACAGACGTACATACAGCTCATCAATTTGCCGTAACACGTCCAACATACTTTGATGATAATAATAATTTTGCTCAACCAGAAGATAAAAAACGTAAAGAACGTGATTTTTTAGTTGGTCCAGCAGGTGTTGTTTTAAAATTAACCGTACCTAGTAACTCAGGTATTGATGTTTCTAAATCAAAATATACATTTGAAAGTGAAGTCATCTTAGCACCAGGTCACTATAATATTTCAATTTACAAAACAACTATCCCATATGTTAAATCTATTCATGATGAAAATTATGATGAAATTATTCAAGGTTTAGAAGATCTTGATTCAGGTTTTAACAGACAAAAA